GTGGTTATGTAATCACCCGATTCAAGAGAGCCATTGATGTTTGTGACCCAAATAGCGCCTTCGCCGACCGAGTTTATAAATGCGCGCGAATCTCCGTCGATCTTGTCGGTGACGCTCATAAACCTGCCCTGGGAGTATTCTCTCGTATCTGGATCTTCAACACCCGAAATCACACCGAAACACGCTTTATCCATCGCGACTGGGACGGAGGGATTAGGGTTTAGCTAGGGGCAACGGGCCACACAGGATTTGTTGGATCCTCCGTGTTCGAGGGAAGATCGCGCAGGGCTTGTCTGTATGCGAGCCATTCATTGGCTTTCTCCTCACTTAAAGTCACGTCACGGATTTGTGTCCAATCACTTTCAGCTAACGCATTCGTTCTTAGTTTCCTGAGTTCGACCCATGCAGCTTCGATTTGTATGGACAATTGTTGTTCAGTTGATGGTGGTGTGAATGGGTAATCCAATGGTATCCCCGGTTTTAAAACATATAGGTTGACCGGTGTGTCATTATCATCACCCACGTTCCATACATTTGAATTTGTTTGTGTATTGGAGTAGTATATAAATTTTGTGTATTTCTGCTTTTCATCTTGTGTAAGAAGAGTGTATTTATCTTCGTGTAAATCGGTTTCGTAGAATGTGACCATTACATTCAGTGCACATTTTTTTAATTACTAATTTCCTTGACCACATAACCATATATTTAGCACCCAATCATTGTAAGGCGCTGGAGCTGAGCTCGCACTAAATCTAACTACATTTCCACCCACGGCAGTTGCCGATGGATATGTACCACCACCTACTAGACGTGAAATATGGGGATTGTTGTAACCACTTCCAACTTGTATTATGAATATCGCCGATGTATTATTATCGTAAAAGAATCCATAATTGAACCCAACTATGTAAAATCCTCTCACAGGGAAGCTGTAATCGTACGTGGTCTGCTGTGCGTTCCAGCGATATATTCTAGACGGAGACTCTGCTATATGTAATGGATACGATGGACTCGCCGTCCCGATGCCGACGTTGCCACTGCTCATTATACGCATCTTTTCAGTCATGTTGTAATTTCCAGATGGTGGACCGGTATAAAAGGCCATATCACCACCATACGAACCATTACCAGAACGTTTTACACTGTAAATACCACAACATCCAGCGACCGAAGACGCATTATTCCACCACCTTTGTGCAAACATTATACCAGCACCCACATTTCCCGGGTTATAATTATCTCCTGTAGAAGCCAATACCAATTGTGTATCCATGGTATCTGCGTTCACACCACCACTCGTCGACGATGTTATTTGTAATTGTCCGGTAGGAGACAACGAACCAATCCCCACACGTCCATCAAACCTCGCCCCACCCCGCACGTCCAACTGTGCCCTCGGCACGGTCCCCCCGAGACACAGACTCGTATCGGTGAGATTCAGGGACTTCCCGGTGCGTCCGAGGGCGTAGTCCGCGGCGACCTCTTCGGCCGTTAAAGCGACGTTCCAGATTTTTATTTTAGACATTTTTCCATTCAAATCCGAACCTTGTTGAAAATTTGTACCCAAATACATTACACCATCCGTAATGTTAAGTGCGGCGGGTGTTCCGGTGTGAACAGTTGTTTGTGCTACACCGTCTATGTATATTTTTCTACCATTTATACCTTGTGTTCCGTTGTAAGTAACGGTGAGATGCCACCACCTATTTATTGGTGGTGTTGAGGTAGTGGAAACTGTATCACCCCTGAAACTATAATCGATGCCAGTGGTTGGTAAATAAATATTGATTCTTTTACCATCAATATTTTCACCTATCCAAAAAGGATTTACGGCATGATTATTATTATAAATCCAAAAGGAAATACTGTGCACGTAATCTCCACTGACACCCGTATCATTAACTTTAATGTAGTCATCAGTTCCATCAAACACAAGCGCTCTATCGGATGACGAATATGTAGTATTGTTGTTGAGAGTCCCATTATTCCCCACCCCCGAAGTGTCCACCACCGTCGTCCCCGAAACCACCGAATCCACCGTGGTGTCATAGTGCACCACGAGAGACTCCGCCCGAGGCGTCTCCGCGCCCGCCGCGTGTCCCGAAACTCGCGGAGTGGTGAGTGTTTTTCCCAAAGTGAGGTGGCCGTCCTCGAGCGATGAGGGAGCGGGGGTGCCGAAGAGACGCCATTCGCTCATATTAAGAGCACTGTTACCATCACCACCAACCTTGTGTGTGAATAGCAGTCTATAGATTCTATAGTATGTATTCGTATTCGTGATGAATGTTTTTTCTTGGTACGTCGTCGTGTATCCGAAATCATCGATGGTATTCAACACATCAAACGTGAATCCGTCATTACTCGCGACGATGTACCCCTTTGCGGCGCAGCGTGACAGTATGTTATGGTTCTTGATACTATTTTGCTTCAATAGTATTTTATACGGTAATTCCAATTGGACCCAATCGGCGAATATGGTACCACCGGAACTGAGTCGCGTATTGAAATTCAGATTTGCAGAGTTATTCGCTAACGTCGTCGTCGCGTCGATGGCTGCGGGTGTACCCGTCGTCGCGTAATTTCCATTAGCATGAAATACCGCATTCAATTTTTCAAACATATTCCACGAACGACGGTCATCGGTACCACCCCCTGTGTAATTAGAAGTCCCATCGACGACAAATAAACCGTGACCCTCTATGTATTCCTCAAGTCTTGTCCCATTGTAAGACGCTCCAGGTAATGTTATCCCCCTCGGTGGATACTCCTGTAAGGTCTCAGTACCGGCCACCTCGAACCGTGACGTCGGGTGGCTCACCCCCACCCCCAAGTTCCCTTTGTGCAAACTCACCAAGTTTTGGCGATGTCCAAAACGGGGGGCGTCGTACTCGTAGAGTTCGCGGACCTGGTCGGCAGACAAAGCCTTGGAAAAGAGGCGGAAATTCGCAATGGAGCCGTTGAAAATTTGGCCACCAACTGTATTTCCACCTAGGTATACATTCGTACCCGTGAGGCTCGGTGTACCGGACGTACCCGTGGTGGGTAGTTCTACACCATTTATATAATATTTTGCGTTGTCTGTAGTACCACCTGGGTACACTAGCACTGCGTGATACCATAGACTTTGTGTGATTTGAGTGATGGTTCGATCACCACCATAGAAGCTTCCTAGAAGAGTCGTTCCGTCATCTTTTATTATAAGTCCAGCTTGTGCATCAGATGCGGTTGTTCCAATGACAGAAATGTATTGGTAGTCTCCCGTGGTACCACTCAACTTGAACCAAACACTTTGTGAATGCACCGGTTGACCAGTTCCAAGTCCTTGTGTCCCGCTAATGTAATCCCCACTCCCATCGAAGACCCACGCGTTATATTCGGTGTCAAAGCCGTTATTGCCGGTGATGGTCCCCGTCACCCCGTTCCCAGAAAGATCCGTCACGGTCGTACCAGAACCGGCGTAACTGTTCGAATCGTTCGCGTCCCAATACACGCCCAAATGTTGTGTCCCTGGTTTATTATACACCGACGACCATACCAAATCCGTCGAGACATCGCCTTCTTCGTAGGCCCAAATTTCAATTTCTGCTATATTTGGCAGCAGGTCAGTAAGGTATTCACCATTTCTATCCGGTGTCACACGTTCAACGACATACCTTATGTATTTAAACTGGTTTGTGCCGTTTACTTGTAGATTATGTGGAATATTACTACTCGATGTGCCGGACATGTTATCCCAAGATTGTAAATGTGTCCAATTTGTACCGTCGTTGCTTCCGAGGAGTGTCCCATCCCTGGTCTGTCTATACGGCGCATACCCGGTTCTGTAATAAACCTTCAAATACTTAACTTTTACTCCTACTGGTAATAGGACTTGTGTCCATTCGCCATGATAGTCGATACCATTTATATCGGTTGTCGTCGTAGTTCCATCTGCTATACCAGTACCAGATGTATAATTTGAATCGGGATGCCAGCCAGTATCGGAATAGTTTAGATTAAATGGAGTTCCTGATTGACTATCTGAACTGTTGGTCACGGCTGTACCTGATATCGCTTCAGGATACCTGGTCAACGGTCGGTCGTGCGGACCCGTTTCGCTTCGTATCACTGTATTGTTACGATCGACGCCCGTCGGTATCTTCGATGAGTCTGCCTTGACGCGACCGACGACCTCGA